TCATTCCTTTCATATCAAACCAGTCTGCAGCAGCTTCTTCTAAAATAACTCCAGCAAAAGGTCTCCACATCTCTCTGTTTTTCATCAAATTGAGGCGAGTTTTTCCATTGAATAACTCAGCATTCCATAGAAGAGATCTATTACCCAATGCTCTAGGACCTGCTTCTGCTCTGCCTTGAAAAACAGCAACAACTGCATTTTTTTGCAAAAAATATGCTACTAATTCTTCATCAGCATTATCGAATGTTTTCATTACCATCAATACTTTGAATTTACTTTTATTTATTCAGTCCATTCCATTGCTTCAGCAACAGCAGGGAATTGCTCACAGAAGACTCTCTTGGCGTCTAATGCAATGTCCATGTGCTCCTTCTGTGTGCCGTTTGCAGAGCGTAATTCGATATAATGGATCCATGACCTCACAGAGCCAGTCATGTAGATTTTAGTGGGCACAGCGAGAGGAAGTACAAAACGAGCACACTCCTTTGCAATCGATGCATCAAGCATCTCTTGGTAGAGTTTCATTCCTTCAGCAAAGTGCCTTTGCATTTTGATCTGGAACTCTTGACGAACAAACGGGTCAATATCATCAATAGAATTCTGACGATTCTTGGTGTCTTGCCTGCGTAGTTCAGGTAGAGAGATCGTCTCCGAGAGTAGGGAAGAATCAGCATAGCGTTGGGAAAATTCTTGATATGTGAACGAACGGTGCCGCAGCACTTGAGCTGCTATACCTCTGGTAGTATTCAGTTCCAGAGTCATGTATGCTTGTTCAAAAATACTCCAGTGTTGGTGCTTCACGCAATACTTCAGTAGACCAGAAAACTTTTCATTGTCCTGGTTAGAAGGATTACTTACTCTTGCACAATAAGCCATGTGCTTCTCTGCGTCAGGTGTAACTGAGATCAGTTTTACATCATTCATTCTCTTTCTTCCAAGACTTTCTTACTTTTTTTAGTTCTTTAATTTCGGTTTTAATCATTTGATAAGCATCTTCAGCAGCTATTCTACCACCCATTTCCATGGCAGCAATAATTTCAACTCTTGTACCAAAGTGCTGTAACGCATGTTCAAAAGAATCTAATTCTTCATACATAATACCTCCCTAGTCAGGATAACCATCATCATCGTCAACAAATATCTCATCATAGTCTGTAATCTGTTCATACTGAGTGTATGCAGCTGGATCAGAATACACTTCTGATTTTAGCATATCTACAATATTTTCCAAAGCTGCAATAAGTTCTTTAAGCTTGGCTTGTTCCATTTCTTATCAACCTCCACAAAGTTATTATATACAAAAAAAGAGGAAGCGTCAAGCTTCCTCTTATGTATATTAATTTAAAAGGATCCTACATACCTTCTTACACTCGTTTTGGTTCAGAGCATCGCATTCTACAAGACATTCATAATAATCTGCAATTTTCTGGTTTTCGACCTCAAGTTCGTCTATCGTATGTTCTAAATGCCTCCATTCGTCTAATTGGCTTCTTGATAGTAAGTTGTGCATTTCTTCACCCTCCGAAAATTTAACTCATGATATGGGGGAGAGTTTAATTACATGTGGTTTTTCCTAATTCTATACTATCTAGGCACCTTAAGGTATTGTAGTATACATTTGTTTCATTTTTACATAAGTACAAAAAAAGAGAGGTTATTTAACCTCTCTTAAAAACTTTCCAGTTTTGTATGCCCCTGGATTTAAGAAAAACCCATTTAGCATATGTAACTCCACGATATGTTAGAAGTCTAAAGACCCTATCAGGATCGTGAACTTCTGGATTGTATTCTGGAAGATCATAATAAAGTTTGATCTTCAGCATTTAATTCTCCTCAGGTGTGTTGAAGGAGCAAAATCTCACCGTAAAATAAAGCCATAGTTGCAACACATGCCAAGGTAATTACGCCTGTGATTTGTAGTGCTTCCATAATTGCCTCATTTGGTATAGGTACGACCACGATAGCAGAAGGTGCCGTGAGTCTCTTTGGACTCTACACGGTTAGCATTATACTTAACACCACGATATGCAGTGTGAGTAAGTTGTGCATCGTGCAGGGCAGACTGCTTCTCGATTTGCTTTTTGATGATAGTAAGTGTGTTCATTTGATTTCTCCTGAAAGTAGGGGGTTTTTAATCCCGTTCCTTCAGTCGTTTGCGTCCCAGTTACACTCAGGTGTTGCTTCCTTTAAGGTCTCAACAACCTCAGCTTGAATAATTTTACTTACACTGTTGCCTGCTTCGATACGTTGGATCATATCCTTAGCATCGGTGCAATGAATACCAGAGTAAAGTAAAAATTCAAACATGGGATGAACGCTCCGTTCCGCGACTTACTTGCGTCCTTGCAAGCATACCACATGGACCCTCAACCTTCGATCTAAGATAACTTATTAAGTTATACTTAGTTCTTCGATCAAAGTTGTTATCCATAAGGATCTCAACTCTTCTTTGTAGGAACCTTTCACAACTCATGTGCCACCCGTAGGGCGACCCGTCATTATGATGGGCTAAGGTGAGAGCCAGTAGTACACTGAGCATTTGGATGAACGTAGGTCCACTATAGACCACATAGACTATATAGTCAAATTATATTGTATCACAGTATACAATTTGTAAAAAACCTTTCGCGTGAAAAATTTGCCGGGATTTTTTCCGCCCGATTTTGGAAACGGTTATTCAAATCCCCCTGACTTTCCATTATCTTTATACTCATGACCACCTCCTTTCTTATAAAGGAATTCATTGAGTCCTGCTTGATAATCTACACGCTCTTGAGCATAGTGTTCATCATACTCTTCCTCTTCTGAAGCTTCAGGATTCTTTTCATAATAATCATCTAGATTATTCTCATATTCATCCATCAACTCTTCTACAATCGTTTTCTCTCCAGAGATACGCTTTATTTCATGCAATGGAGAATTCATAAACTTTTTAATACGCTTATATTTTTTCACCAACTTATCATACTCATCTTCATTGATGACTTTGGTTTTAGATTTCTTTTCTTGTTTCTTTCCAAACCCACTCATTTCTTTTTACCTCCCTTTCCCTGGATACCCCACAGTTTAGGACTGATTCTACCCTCAGTCTGAGTCATGTTCTTAAAGTCAGCACGATAATGATCCCAATAGTGATCAAAAATGTCTGCTTGTTTATTAGCCATGACGATATCATAACAAGTGATTCCATCTTGTAGGTACTCAATCAGGTATGCACTAGTTGGAAGAGTGCGATCCTCAGATAGACTGGGATCACACGCTTGATGGATCATTTTAATTTTCAACTACGACCTCCCCATGTGATATCTGAATATGCATCAGACACAAGTGCCTTTGTAATCTTATACCGCTCTCCGAGTCTCTTGTCTTTGATCAGCACAACAATTTCTGCCTCTCGCGGATGAAGACCCTCAAGGATATTGATAAACATTAACTCTCGTTTGATAGCATTCAGGGATGCATTACCTCCCTGAATAAAATTATAAAACTTATCTGCTTCATTTGCAATAGAAGACTTTTGTGCTCTTAAATCTTCTTCTGCTCCATTGTATGCAATGTTATCGCTTCTGGTTCTACTTGAAATCTTTTGACTCAAGGTTCCTTTAGACGTACCATCTTCCACAAGATTACCATAAGGTACTTCTCCTTCTGGAAGAAGGGAGATAACACTATCATCAAAGTTCCAGATGAATACTGCCTTAAGATGATTGGATTGATATTTCTGAAGCACCTCAATTTTTTTAGCCTTGGACCTTTGTTTATCTACAAGGTCCAAGACTTCAAACACAAATGGGTTTGGAGGCAAATCAAGATTCGCTTTCGTCTTCTTCTTCGTCGAGCTCGTCATAACCGTTTTCAAATCGTACTGCTAAAATTTCATCTGGTAATACATTACCATTCTCGTCAAACATTTCGGGATGCATATAGACGGGTTGGGTCTGGAATTGATGTTCTTTTGCAAGCCATCCTACCACACCTCCTACAAAAAAGAACATGATTGAGACCAATGTTCCTATGGTCAGGGTTACTGCTAACATTTTTTTACTCCCCGAGA